GCCCTTTTTTGTGTCTTAATTGTGACATTAGGCGGATTATTTGGGCTGATTCGTTGGATGTTAGAAGTGGCAACTAATTAAAATAGGAATAAAAATAAATGAGCGTTTTTAGCAAATTAATATTAGCAAGAAAGATTTTACAAGAAAAAAAAATAAAGCAGACTGGTGAAAATAAATTTTCAAAGTTTTTTTATTATGAATTAAAAGATTTTTTACCTCATATAAATTTAATTTTTTCAGAAATTGGATTGTGTGGCATTGTCTCATTCAATAATGAATTAGCCACATTAACAATTTATGATATTGATGATAATTCAAATGTGACTTTTTCATCTCCAATGTCCTCCGCTAATTTAAAAGGGTGTCATCCCGTCCAAAATATTGGTGCAGTAGAAACATATCAACGACGGTATTTATACATGACTGCATTGGAAATTGTTGAAAATGACGTATTAGATAACTCAGAAAAAGAGGAAACCCCTGAAAAATCATTAATAAACAACAATAAACGAGAATCATTAATCAAAGCGGTTGAACAATCTGCACAAAAAGGTATTGATGCAATGGGTGACTTTTGGAAATCATTATCAATTGAAGACCAAAAACTTATCGGGTCTAGTGAAAAACGTCGTATCTATGATATGGCAAAAGAGGCTGATAATGCAACAGCGAACGGATGAATGGTTTAACGCACGACTAGGTAAAGTTACAGCTAGCCGAATTAGTGATGTGATGGCTAAAACAAAAAGCGGTTATTCAACTAGCCGCCAAAATTACATAGCTCATCTAATTTGCGAACGACTAACAGAAAAACCGACCGAATCATACTCCAATGCCGCAATGCAACGGGGCACAGAGTTAGAGCCAATAGCAAGAGAAATGTACATACTAAACCAATTTGACGTAACCGTTGAAGAAGTTGGCTTTATACCCCACCCTACAATAGAAAACGCTGGAGCAAGCCCCGACGGGCTAGTAAATGATGACGGACTAATCGAAATCAAATGCCCAAACACGTGGACACATTTAGAATTTATGCAATCACTAAAGCCAAAACGTGAGTACATTTTACAAATGCAATGGCAAATGATGTGCACGGGTCGAAAATGGTGCGATTTTGTCAGTTATGACGATAGATTACCCGATAATTTAAGTTTTAGATGCATACGAATTCATTACGACGAAGTATTAGCTCAAGAGATAGAAACAGAAGTCATCAAATTTCTGCAAGAACTTGATGAGAAAATCAAACAAATAGAAGCCGCATAACCGTCCAAGTTACGGTTTTTTATTAAAAGGAAAGAATTATGACTAGATTAACTAAATCTATCAAAGAGCAAATTTGCAAAAATGCAATTGAACAATCTTTAGTGGAGCAAAAAAATGGCAATTAACACAATGACAGCAACAGGTAACGTTGGTAAAGACGCTGAACTACGTTATCTACAAAACAATACAGCAGTAGCAGAATTTCAATTACCAGTTAAAGCAGGCTACGGAGATAATCAAAAAACATCATGGATTAAGTGTGTGCTATGGGGTAAAGCGGCAGAAGGTTATGCTCCAAATATCAAAAAAGGAGATTTAGTTGTGGTCGGTGGTGAGTTTTATGTTGAAGAATGGCAGAAAGATGGCGCAACATTCACAAGACCGTGTTTGCGTGTATCTCAAATTCAATTGACTAAAAAGCATGATGAGCAACAAGCACAACAACCTAAACCGCACGCACCGGCTCAGGCTCAGGCTCAGCAAGATGAGTTTATAGATGATGAGATTCCATTTTAGTTTGACAATAATTTTATCGGGTTGTATAGTTGTAATCACTACAACATACGCGGACTTCCGCACCCGAAAGCTAGCGGTTTTTTTATGCCTATTTTTAGGTATTTGATCATGTCTATGATCGGGTCGAGAGGACGTAATACAATACTCGAAAGAGGAATAAGTCCCGCCGTCGTATGCGGTAGTTGAAGCCCGATCACCTACTAAATCTTTTTCATAATTACTATCTTTATTAATATCTTTTAAAATATTGACTTCAAATATCATATTGCGATATATTGACCCTTGAGGTGTAGAAACCTTTACAAGCGGATATATCGCCCCGTTAGTGTGATTTTTTTGTACCTAAATTTCGTTCTATGATCGAGAGGGCGACGAATACAATACCATAAATGGGAATAAGTCCAGCCGACTTGTACGGTTTTCTAACCTCTTGATCGCCCTATTTGGGCTTAGTGTAGAAACTAAATACAAGGTGCAACATCATGCAAAATCAAATTATCCCTATCTTTAACAGTGTTATAAACCAAGAAGAAGTAAAATCCGTCAATGCTAAACTTTTACATTCCTTTTTAGAGGTTGATACAAGATTCAATGATTGGATCATTCGTCGTATAAATGATTATCAATTTATTGAAAATATTGATTTTGTTTTGGTTACTCAAAAAAGAGTAATCAAAAATAGAGGTGGGGATCGTCGTTCAAAAGACTATCATATTACTTTAGATATGGCGAAAGAATTAGCCATGATTGAGAGAACTGAAAAAGGAAGGCAAGCAAGAAAATATTTCATTGAATGTGAAAAACGATTAATGCAAATATTACATCCAACAACAATTAACACCGAACAGCAACAAGCAATCAAACAAGCGGTAAATGAACGTTCATTTAGAACAGGTGAGCATTATCAAGCCATCTACACTAAACTTTATGAACAATTCAAAATCCCACGTTATCAGGATTTACTTGCTAGTAAGTTCGACGAAGCTATTAAGTGGTTGGGTGGGGTTACAAAAACAAGAAAAGATATGATTGAGGTAAACAGAACCAATTTGATTTGTTTAGTTCATCACATGATTTGGTTGAACGATTTCTACATAGATAATCGTTTATATGATGTTTTTAAAATGCTGGGGTCTAATTTCGGTGTAAGACTTCACGATCATTTTGGCGACGGTGCTTTTGTTGCTTCAATGTTTAAACAACAGCTAGAAAAGAAACAATTACAGAAACTATAAATTAAGGGCATTATGCCCTTTTTTAATCCCCAAAATCTGTTAATAACACACTGAACAACCACCCTATTCTATTAATTTATTACAAATATCTGCGCTGACTATTTGGCGTGCGATTTCTATTATCTAAAGGAAACAATTATGACAACACACGAACTAAAAATTAAATCAGAGCATTTCATGGACGTTATAAAAGGCATAAAAAAGGCTGAAATTCGTTACAACGACCGAAATTATCAAGTCGGAGATATTCTAAAGTTGCATGAAATTGATGAGCACAGCAATCGTACTGGTAATCAATGTGGCGTTATTGTCTCTCATATTTTAGACGATACTGAGTATTTGCGCGACGGGTATGTAATGTTGAGCATCGGAGTAATGTCTAGGTTTATATTGAATGAGACGGCGAACGATGAAAAAACCACTAAAAACAACTGACGGTAGAGTCAAAAAGAGAGTTTACAGTGAATAAACACTGCGAATTACTGAGTGTTATTTATTGATGAGAGATGAGAAGAAATTATAGGAGTAATCATGGAAAAAATTATTTTAACAAAAGCAGTATCGTTGCAAGGCGTAAAATCTATAACAAGCTTTAGCCGAGCAACAATATATAGAAAAATACAAACAGAAAACTTCCCTCGACCAATAAAAATATCAGCCAAGAGGGTCGTCTGGGACGAAGCTCAAGTAAAAAATTGGCTACAAGAAAAGGCTAACTCGTATATTCAGTAGTCCATTTATCTATCATATCCGCCCAATCTTGTAATAGTTTTCGCCTTTGCTCTGAGTATTCAGCTTTATTGTAAACAGCTCTAACGCCTCGTTGCTCATGAGCTAAAGCCTTTTCTATCCAGTCAGAATTGTATCCAGCTTCATGTAGGTGAGTTGATGCGGTTCTTCTCATGTCATGTACAGTAAAATCACCGAGATTAAAACCGTTCTTTTGAGCCAATTGAATAGTATGCGTGCAAGCTCTGTTTAGTGATGATTTTGATATATTCCCGTACTTTGATTGCCCAAAGCTTGGTAAAACAAATGGTGATTCGCTTGATAATATCTTTAACTGCATAAACAAATCGATTGCTTGTTTAGATAAATAAACAACATGAGGTCTACCTGCCCCCTGTCTGCTCGCTTTCATGCGTTCGGCAGGGATTGTCCATTCCGCATTTTTAAAATCTATTTCATCCCACGTTGCATCAACTATTCCACTTTTTCTTGTCATTGTTAGCATAATTAGCTTTAGTGCGATCTTTAATTGAAGAGACGTTTTGCTAATTTTCAATGTGTTAAAAAATATACCCACTTCTTGCTTTGTTAACGCTCTATCCCTTGGTGTGAAAGTCGCTATTGAAGATCCTTTTACATAATCAGCAGGATTATCATAATTAGCCCCCCTCGCCTTCGCGTATGTAAAGACCATGCCAACAATATCTCGTGTTCTTACCGCCGTTACAGGTGCGCGTTCTTTAATTTTCTCACAATATTGCCTCAACATTGTTGGAGTTATTTCTGACAATAACAATTTACCGAATTTTGGAGCAACATCTCTTGCGATTATTCCTTGCACTACATCTCTGGTACTAATTGCATAATCAACATCATTAAACCATTTATCCAACCAATACCCAAAAACATCATTATTTTTTGTTTGCTTTTCACGTTGCTTTTCCTTTGCGGGTGAAAGCCCATTTGCAATTAATTTCTTTGCTTCAAGTAGCTTATCTCTTGCTTCAGATAGTGATAATTCACCATGTTTACCAAAAGTGATTGTTTCTCGTCGCCCGTTAATGCGGTAATCATAACGAAAAGACAACGTACCTGCTTTAGATACGGCAACATACAACCCATCTCGATCTGGAATTTTATATTGTTTGTCTTTTGGCTTTATTGATTTAAGCTTAGTTTCTGTTAACATATTTATCTCCTATACCGTCATGCGTGTCGGTAATTTTAGTAAAATATTCTATGTTAAAATTATGATACCGTCAAAGCTACCGTCAAAAAAAGTGAGCTTAAATGAGACAAAATAAGACAAAATGAAACAAAAAAGCCTTGATAAACAAGGCTTAAAATAACAAAAAAAGACAATATGAGATTACATGATATTAAATGCAATCATTCCCACTCAAT